TGTATTTGAATCCAAGTATTTGAACCTCCAACACCAACTCCACCACATGTAGCCATAATATAAATTTTACTGCCTGTAGCACTTGGCGTTATTTGAGCATTAATTACCTCTAAAGAACCAGCACCTGTTTTAGAAACTGTTGACGCTGGACCACTTGTGCTAACAACCTGCAACACTTTACCAAGAGATCCGTTAATCATTGTCTCAGTAACTGTTGATGTGTCACCTGTAGTAACTACATTTCCTGTAACATCAGGCAACGTCAAAGTCCTGTCAGTGTTGCTATTAGGAGCAGCAATGGTAAAGTCACCTGTCCCACTAGCGTGTCCCTGAATAACAACTTTACTCATTACATATTCTCCACAACAGTTGTCAGTGCGTCTACATCCGCAGCAGCGTCGATGTTAGTCTGTGCTGTTTCGTACCTAGTCCTAATAGCAGCCCTAGCAGTCTCAGCAGCGTCAGCATCAGCACTAGGAATCTGTTTGGCTATGATGTCATCATGTGGCTTAAACTCTTCCTCACGATTAGCTCTACGCATCTCATGTGCAATAGTCTTTGCTTTAGTTAAGTTTGTTGTGATTGGCATTATGAATACTCCCAAGCATTTCTAAAAGTTCTATCGCTAGGCACATCAGTTACATCTACAATCTGATACGCTACACCAGTAGGTACATCCTTCTCTGCGATCTGTTCTATTGTTAATCCACAATTAGGAGCAGGTACTATGACTGCAACTCCTCCGTCATCTGTGGGATATATAATTCTTTTATCCATTATTGCTCCTTATCTAAAAAATACAACAGACGCTACTTCTGGATCAATATAAGCAACAGACCATGTATATCCACATTTAATGTTGATTGATCCTGCAGCATCAGTTCCTTTACTATACAAAAGTGGCATTTCTCCTGCAGATCCTCTACTAGAATGAGAAGCCATAGCATAATTTCTATCCGCAAAAGCAGTAGCAAAGTTAACAGTATAGTCTCCAGTAGTGTTATCAGTGATGCTAGTCACGTTATGCGATGCTCGTATAGCAACAGTACCTGTCCCATTCCAATTAACCCAAGCCTTTGCAGATCCGTTAATTACATTAGTGACCGCAGTAGACTCTGTGTCTAACTCGTCAGCTATTGTTGTTGTCTTTACTTTTCCTGTTTTAAGTGTACTCATTTGTTTTACCTAAAGACGCTACAACATACAGTACTTGTATCAGTGAGCGTGGTTCCGTTTGATGTGTATATACGAAATGTTGATGAATCAGTGATAGAGTTTAATGGAGTCTGATAATCAACAGAACCAGTTGCTTTTCCTGTTACAAGAACACAGTAAGATGAATCTACCATAGCGTTGGTCATGTTTATTGATTGTGCGCCAGTACCGTGATCAGTAATGCTGCTCACATTCCCAGATGCTCTGATTGCCACAGTGCCTGTGCCATTGAAGTTAACCCACGCCTTGCAGGTATAGACTTCTACGTTGCCTGTGGTCTTGATTGTGTCTACCTTAACTGTACTCATGGCTTAGGATTCTCCGTCTTAACAGCAGCAATAGCATCCTTCCAAGTAGTCGTACCATTCACACTATCCCAATACTGCATGTCGAGTTGTTCTTGCATTGATGGATAAGCAGATGCTCTGTCTCTTGCATACTGCCTAGCATCGTATTCAGCTTGTAGTTTAATAACCTCAGCATCTATCTCTGCGTCAGTTGGCTGTGTTTGCTCTGTGTCTAACCACTCAAGCACATCACCACGCAATGCCCATTGTGCGTCAGGGCGTAAAGATATAATTGCATCTGATTTGTCAGCAACTCCATCTAAGTTAATCATTGTGCAATCTCCGTAGCTGATATATAAACTGCATTTGGATAAATTGTGCTAGTTTCAAAGCCAACAATAACCTGACCGCTTACAGTTTTTGCAAAAATATTATAAGTAACCGCAGAAGTTGTATTTGGAGAATCAAATGCAAACACAGATACGTTTTGCCAGTATGTTGTGTAATAAGATATACCTCCTGTAAGACCGTTAGTAGTATCTCCACTTAAACTTGTTGTACCGTTTCTATAAATATCTAAATAATTATAATGACTAGTAGCATAAACAGTTGATGAAACATTTATTTTAATTTTACTGTTTGCAAATTTAGGCGTAATAGTTACTGAAAAACCAGTATCTGTAAACGTTGTAACGGTAGCTTGATATCTGGCTACAGGAGTAGTGTTATGCACAACTTGTAATATCTTGCCTTGATTATCAGCACCAGCAGTGTCTTGTATGCTGTCTACTCTTAGCGTACTCATAAGATCACCCAGTTTCCACCGCTTGTCACAGTTACTGTAACGCCACTACTAATCTCTATGTCACCTATGCTTGCAGCGTTCTTAGTTGCTGCAACAGTGTAGTCAGCGTCTATGCTTTGTTCGTTCTCTATAAAGTTAGGAAACTGTATTCCTGATGATCCGTTTAATATAATTGACATTTATAACACCACCCATCTTGATCCGCTAGGAACTGTTACTGAAACACCACTATTAACTGTTAGTGGTCCTGTAGACATTGCATTAGTACTTGCTGTTATCGAGTAACTTGTAGTAATAGTTTGTCCGTTTTCGTAGAAGATAGCATCAGAACCTCCACCACTAGCTCCTCCTCCACCACCAATAGCACCCCATGCAGAGCCATCGTAGCCCTCAAAGGAACTATCAGTAGAATTAAATCTTAAATAACCAGCACTAGGAGATACGTCTCGTTGTGCTGTAGTACCTGCTGGCATCTCAGCAGAGCCTGTTGCAGATGTCTGACTAACTAATCCACTTAAAGATGAACCACTACCTGTAAATGATGTAGCGTTTACTGTACCTGAAACATCCAATTCTGTACTAGGATTAGTAGTACCAATACCAACGTTGCCACTAGAGTTAATGCGCATTTTTTCTGAGCCATCAACACTAAAATTAAGTATTGAACTTGCACCTGAATTAGTTGGGTCAGATGTTATACCTATTGATCTACTTGAATTGCTGAGATTAATTATTCCACCAGAATAACTAGTATCAGAGACACTTCCAACAAAGGCTTGACTAGTAGCCATTGTCGTACCAACAGTAACCAACTTTGTAAGGGGAGTGGTTGTACCAATACCAACTCTGTTGTTTGTAGAGTCAACAGCAAGTGTGTCTGTGTCTACTGTTAAACTAGCAAATGATGGACTATCACCAGGCTGTATAGCACTATCAGCTAACGTACCTTGAGCAGCAGTAGCATAGTCTGTTGAATCAAATGCTTTAACTTGTGCTAGGTTAGTAACTTCACTATCCATTAACGCACCAGCAGCAGTTACATTAGTTGCGTCTGTTACGTCAGCACTGGCTTCTATACCAGCTAACTTAGTCTCTTCAGCAGTTGTGTATGATGCAGTAGTAGCATCTAGTACAGCAGAGTGTGCTTGTACATCAGTACCTATAGTTAAACCAAGATTAGCTCTTGACGTTAACGCACTAGCAACATCAGATAAGTTGTTAGCTTGAAGTAAAACACCAGCAGCAGATACATAAGCAGCTACCCAAGCAGAACCAGTGTATACATTCATAACACCTGAAGTAGTGTTAAAGTATAATGCACCAGCAACTAAAGCGTCACCGTCATTATCTAGTGTTGGGTCAGATGCCTTAGCACCTAAGTATTTATCATCAAAGTTATCAAAAGCAGCTAGTGCAGCAGCAGCCTCTGCAGCAGCCGTTGCAGCCGATGTAGCAGCGTTTGCTTCACTTGTAGCAGAGTTAGTCTCTGATGTTGCAGCATTAGTTGCGGATGTAGCTGCAGCCGTAGCAGAAATAGCAGCATTAGCAGCAGAAGTCCCTGCATTAGTTTCTGAAGTAGCTGCGTTAGTTTCTGAAGTAGTTGCAGATAAAGCAGATGCAGCAGCATTAGTTTCTGAAGTAGAAGCTGACGTTGCATCAGCATCGGCAGAAGTTGCTGAGGTAGCAGCAGAAGTGGCAGAGGACGCAGCAGCAGTAGCAGATGCAGCAGCTTCAGCAGCCTTTGTAGATGCTACACTAGCTTCATTAGCAGCATCTGTTGTGGCATCTCCTGGTCCTCCTGCTCCTCTAAATATAGCCATTATACGTCCTTACTTAGTTGCAATATACATCGTGACTTCAAAACCAAATCTCATTTCAGTGTATTCAGGTTTAGTCCACATAGTGTTTCCTTTGTCGTAGTTTAAGTAGTTGTTGCTTTTTGTGATCATTTAATTCACGCTTACGGCAGAAGTCTTGCCAAGTCATAACACCCTCCAATAAAGAAAGATGCGTTCCTTCGGTTTCCCTACTTCCGTCCTAATGGATGAACGACAATAATAAAACTCCCCAGACCTTATGAGCCTGGGGAGATACCTACTTAATTAAGCAGGAACAGCTAGAGCAACAGCAGCATCGTCACGCAACTCAGCTACACCGTAAAGCATATCTGATGTGAACAATGTACCGAGGTACTCTTGCTTGTACTGGGTCTGAGAACGTACACCCATCTGCTCAGCAAGAACAAAAGCATCCTTGTGTGCAAGTAGGCAGATACGGTCAGCGCCAGAGCTTCCAGCACCGCTATCAGCATTAGTTGATACATACGCCATTACACCGTATAGATCACCAATCATACCGTTACGGATTGTGTTTGCTCCGCCAACTTCACCAACAAAAGCTTGCTCAGTGAATCTAGCTAGACCCATAAGAGTGTTTCTTGTTGTTGGTGGGACAATGATGCAACGATCTGTCATTGGTACGTCAGCATCATCGAGTCGCTGGATAGAACGTCTGATAGCAGCATCAGTCAACGCAGCAGCGTTAGATGATGAACTGTTATAGACTGTTGTACCGTTAGAACCGATGAAAGCGTTAGTAGATGCAGCAGCAGTAGCATAGTCATTAGTACCAACGGTAGCACCGTTAACACCTCGACCAAGCTGAATCAAGTCAGTATCAACTTGTTTAGCTAGAGCGTAACCAGCGTCATCAGTGTAGAACTTTCGTAGAGAGCTTAAAGCTTGTGTCTCAACGATGTCCTCAATCAAACGTGAATACTCATAGTGCTTGTTGATAAGAACTTGAATTTCTGACTCAGTTGCAGCAATAAGCGTTACCTGAGTAGAAGCTGCTTTCTCAGATGCAGAACCACGAGTAGGCTTCGGAATGTGAAGCGTATCGCCCTTCTTACCTTTGAAAGACATCTTGCTGAACATGTTTGCAGCAACAAGATTAGCCTTGTATGCTGCGATGATTTCGTCACTCCAAATCTCTGGGATAAACTTATCCGCAGTGGTCTTGGTGACATGATTAGTACCTAGTGCCATTTTTTATTTCCTTTCAGTTAGTAGACTCTTCCTTCCTCATAAGCGAGGAGGATCTCGTCTGAATTAGCATAGTATTTATCAGGGTTAGTCCTTAGAAGATCTTGTAGAGCCAATCGACTATATCGTTTCTTAGAACTCATACTCGGAGCACCTGTATCAACAGCAGCAGCCTTTAGAGATTTAGTTCTAGTCTCTTGAGACTTTGGGGTTATTGTTGGAGTTTCTGCCTGTTGTTTAGTACCTGAAAGAGCTTTCCAAGTGCTAATCAATTCAGCAGCAGAAGCTACATCATATCCACCATCTGCATCTTGGTACAGTTTTTGTCTGATTGGTGAAGCATCTACCCATTGTTTAAACTCTGGGTTCTGAATCACCTGAACATAATCAGGAAACTGTTGTTGCAGTTGTTGTTGAGCAGTTTGAGCCTTCATAATGATGGCTTGTTCTTGTGCTTGTTTAATCGTTGGGTGATTAGCTAAGTAATCATCCATCGCCTCTGTAGGTTTCTTAAAAAACTTCTCGTTTGGATCTTCATCTTCTTCTGTTGGCTGTTGCGCTTTCTTTTGAAGAAGTTCCCGTTTCATCATATCATCAAAAAACTTACGATGCTCACCTACTTCTTGTGCGTGTTTACCAATTAACTTCTCAGCCTCTTGGTGCATCTTTGCAAGTTCTTCAACTGTCTTGCCCTTGTATTTATCAGGTAGTATATCTTCAGGTTTAGCCTCAACAGCAGGTTGCTCTTCAGGGGCCTGTGCTTCTACTTGTTCCTCTTCTTTAGTAGGCTCCTCACCTACCTCATCAGGGGTAAAATCAAGGTCTTGTTGTAACGGATCTTCAAACTTAGCCATATATATAAACTCCTGTCACCATGTGATTATAGGATATAAAAAATGCCACTGGACGCTCAGCCTCTGCGTTTTTCAGCGACTCTTGTTGCTTCTTCGTGCTTCCTAGCCCAAGCATCAGCAGCAGTCGGAAAGTCTCCAGTGACTCCTTCTAGCGCAATGCGTGGTGCTGAGATAATACGAAGTGCCATACGTTGACACACTGGACACTCAATAGCGTTTACCGTGTCATCAACATAACTCTCTGTGGTGTGGTTTTCTTCACACCGAAACTCAAACATTCTCTTACTCATCGTTTAGTTGCTCCCAGGCTTCTTCAGAAAGTTTATTGAGAGTTCTAAGCCAATGTAGGACATCTAACTGTCCTTTACGAAAGTTTAAATCTTCAAGGCTTGTAGTAGCCATCAGATTATTTCTTTCTTCAATCATTCTTTCAACATCAGCCAACAAGTCTTTGTAACCCTTAGTTGACATCATGTCGAACCTTGCTTCGTAATACTCTTGGAGTTCTTTGTCCAAAATGGAGTTCTCCTGTAAATGTTAATAATAATGATAATGATTCTTATTTACACTAACGTGCGTATTATATCATATTTTTATATAAAAGTCAAGTAAAATATTTTATTGAGTCATCCTTTTCTCTGCCATTTGCTTATCTACTATTCTTTCTTTTGATTCAATGTCTTTCTCTTTAATTAGTAGATCAGCAATCTTAGCTCTCTTCTGGAACTCGTTAGTATCTTCATCCTTGATGTTAGCAGATAAGTTTCTAACCATATCAGTCTTAACCTTATCCTCCATAAGAGAAGCCTCAACCATGAGCTTCTGTGCTCTAGCTTGTGCCTCTTGAGCATCAGCCATAGACTCTTGCGCTCTAGCTTGTAACTCAGCGGTCTGGGCAGCAAGGTATTGCATCTGAGCTTGTTGTGCTTGCATCTGCATCTCTTGAGCTTGTGGGTTAGGTTGAGACATCTGATCTAACTGAACCATTAACTGCTCTCTGTTCATCAAACCAGAGGTAGATACAATACTTCTTAGGATCATAGGGACAATAGGTGAGTTTGGTCCTAGTGTCTGTAACAGACCAATCAACTGTTGTTGCTCATGTTCTCTAGCTAAAGCACCGATAGAGGACATCGTAGTAAACTTGAAGTCCTTCATTGGATAACGCTCCGGGTCAAACTGCATATAACGATACGCAACCTTCTTGACCATCGGTATGATGAAGTCATCCTGAAACGAAGCCATTGCCACACGATTCTTCTTGACAATAGCAGACATAGCTAATGACATACCCATACCGTTGTTTTGCCCTCCACCTCCTGCTGCGCTCTTGACCAACTCTGCCGAGTCTAGTGTGCCTGTTGCTTGCAGCAGCATTGCTTCAAAACCTTTTGCTGTTTCATA